ATAAGTTCATTCATGAATCCTCCTTCTCTAGAATAAGTGTCAGTAATCCATCTCTTTGATCTTCACTAATAGCATTAGTTTCATATCGTTTGGAAATGTTTTTCTTCAACAAACCCAGCTTGTCTTTATTGCCTGGTTTATTAATGAAGGCTTCACATTCTTTGATGAACTTATCACTTTCAGATCTGTCAATTGGTTTATTACTTGAGACAGTTGGTTTACTATCATCAGGTTTCAACCATGCCTTGTCCTTATCGTATAAAGACAGGCCAAATTGATCTCCAAATTGCATCAGCGCACGTTTTCTTGCATCGCTTTCCGCTTCCTTAATTGCTGATTCATGCTTTTCACCGATACTGCCCATGCGACCATGGCCAGCACCTGTGCCTTCTCTGACAATATCACCAACAGTGATTCTTACCTTTGCGATATAAGAAACACATTTTGGATCTTCTGCAACAAGGCCAGTTTCTATTGTTTCTGATGACCAACCATCAAAACCGAAGATGCGGTTGGCTTCCTGTATAACGTGCCAGCTTTCAACATAAGCTAACTTCTGACCACCGCCACCTGGTCTGAAGGTGACATTTTTTTGATCAATTTTTTGATTAAGCAGTTTTTTCTGCTCTTCATTAAAACTCATTTTTCTAAAGGGGTTGAAAATGCCCATCGGGGCAGGGATAAAGATTGAACTCCTGTTTTACACCAGCTTGGCCAATCATCAAGCAGGCGACATTCGGCAATCTTATCTAGAGCTTCTCTAGACAGTTTTTGCCCTTCTTGCAACGCATCATCATCAAGCTCCCATAATCCAACATCAAATGGATATTCAGATTGCACTACTAAAAAGATAAACCTCTTTGCTGATGGAATACCAGATAGATAATGAGCGCATTGAAGATGGTATTTAAAATTGGCAACAGCCTTTGCAAAGTCTCTGGGGTTTGCTCCTGTTCTACTGGTTTTTAAATCCACAATAGTTTCTTTATTTAACCAATCAGGTCTGCACTTACAGGTCAAACCAGAAGTGGTATCTTCCCACCAGTATGATTTCTCTGCAATACCAAAACTAAGTAACTTTTTGGCATGGGGTTCTGCAAAGACCGCATCTCTCATCTTGATGGCATTTGCCATATCAGATTCGGTAACAGCAGTCATGCCTTTTTCTTCAACTTCTTTTGCCTCTTCTTTTCCTTTTTTGGTTGTTCTAGATGATACAGCAACAAACCTTTTTTCTAACTCATCAGGTTCAAGAACCGCACAGTGAGTTAATGTTCCAAGAAGCATTGCACTTGTTGGTTTATGTTCTGGTCTTTCAGGGTTAAGAAAAGAGTTCCAGTAAGCCTTTGGGCCATGAGATACCATTACTTTTTGCATAGATGCGGAGATCGCATCATCAGCATGGTATTTTTCGTTTGAAATTTGAATTGATCCTGTTGTCATGAGTCTGTGTACCTCTTTGTGTGAGGACCGTATTGCATCATCAAACGTGGCCATGTTTTCAAAATAAGTGCCTTATCCTGTGGCATTGCAACAAGACCAGCCTGTGCCAAGCGTTTTAAAAATGGTGATGCGTCTGGAGAATCAATTACAGATGCAAATGTATTGAAGATTTCTTTGTCGGTCATAGTTAAGATTGGGTTGCCGAGGTCGGAGCGTTCAGGGGTTGGTCGCTTCTTCCTCGGTTGTTTATGGAAACGCAGACCAAGATCATATTCACTCATCATCGTTTATATATTTTTTTTGATAATGTTTCAAGTTGATCGCAAAGTTCAACATCTTTTTTTTCTAGTGCATAAGTCCAGAATTTACTAACTGATCTTTTTATAAGATCAATTTCTTTTTCAGAAAACAAATAACTTTTCATTTTTTAGCAAGCTCCTGACAGGCAGCCTCGATATTATTAAGGCAATGGATTTCGGTAGAGCGTGTCAATGAATCCGTGAGCGAGATATATCCAATGCCAAAAATGCAGAGATAGAGAAATAAATGTTTCATGGGGTTGGGTTTCAGGGGCTTTCTAATAATAACTAACGGTCAACACTTGTCAACGGCTGGTGCATAAATAATATCTTCGATATTTTTGATTTCAAGATGAAGTAATGCAATCTTTTCTATCGCTGCATATACCTCTAGCTTTGTTCTAGGCTCACAAAGATAGTCAACATACCTTTCTGATTCTTGCTCTAAAAAAGCTTTTTTGAATTGATATTCAAGTTTATCATTCATTTTATAATAAAACCTTTGTATCTTTTTTTGCTTCTTCCTTCAGTCTGTCTAAATCTTTCATCATTTTTTCTACAAAATCTTTTCTCTCAATATCCCACTCTTCTTTCAAATATTTATTTATGGCTTTTCTAATCAAACCTGATATTGATACTCCTGGCCTGACACTTGATTTCAACAACTCATATTGACCTGGAGTGATTTGTATTGAAATTCTATGTAGCTTTTCACTCATAAGAAAAAACCTCTTTTGATTTTATTTTAACGATGTTTGATTGATCATAATAATCGTTTGTGCTTTTCAGCGTTTGAAAGTCACTAAATGGATCAACATCTGTTTTTTGTATTCTTTTAGGAGAATCACCTTTTAAAAATTGAAATCCAGCTTTTACACAAAGTTGTAAAGTATCAATCTCCCATGTAGCCTCTTTCTTTTCTTTTTTTTCTAAAATAACTTTCCTCAAAACAAGTGGTGCTAAATCAGTCGAATTATTTGTTTGAAATCTTTGCGAATATCCATTTCGGCATAAATCAAGCCAAAAAACACTTCTTTCAAAAGGACTCATCTGATGTTTATATGATTTCCTGGAGTTACAAAGCTCAACATAAATTTTAAGTGCAACAGCAGAAAAAAATGTAGTGTATCCACTAGACAAATATCCTAAAGAATCTAATTTTTGAAAATACTTTTGATGTTTTTTATATATTTCAGAAATTAATTTGTCATATCTACTGTTTCCATAAAGATAAGTCCCAGCATATGGAGTGTTAAGTTTACAAATTGCATTTTTTACCATCGCACATTCTTTTTGTTTCATCAAAATCCCACCAACAGTAATTCTTTCTGATTGAGTTCTTTTTTTGCCATTATCTAAAAGTTTCGCAACTTTGTGAGGCATATTTCTTACAACACAAAAAGCTACTGTTTGGTTTGATTCGATTACTGCATGTAATCTATGTTGTCCATTTATTAAAATTCCATTTTCATTAAAACAAAGACAATCCCAACTAAGATAAAATTCTTTTTTTCTCATCAATGTGGCCAGTTCTTTTATCCACATTTTTTTTACAATCCTGTTGTTTTTAAAATTGCAAGTTAAATAATTTTTTGCTTTTTCAGGACTTATTAGTTCAATTTGAAAATCAATCGAATCTAAATTAACTTTTAGATCTTTGTATTCAAAAAGTTTTAATGGGGTTTGTATCATCATAATTTGATGCTAATGTAGTGTCACTGTAGCAACAAAATGATGTCACTTTTATTTTGTTAAGGTTTCATTACTTTTACATCAAATCCTTTTTCTTTTAGTTCTTCAATCCTATATTTCTGGATCTCACTCAATCTACCCTTCGGCCCTTTGACCTCAATAAATTTAACCTCATCTGGTTTCATACAGATCAGATCAGGTAAACCAGCTTTGTTGCACATAATTAACTTGATTACTGTCCATCCTTCTTTCTCGTGCCTGTCGATCAGCTTCTTCTGATATTGAGCCTCTGTCATTTCTGTAATGCTTGATCGTATAGCTTTCCTTTGATTGTACTACCTGATAAACTTTTGGCTCGATTCCCTTTTCTGCAAAAATATAATGAATTTTATTTTTTCTATCCCTGCCAAGAAAGCTGGCTCTTTCCCTACCCTGCAAATAACTCAATGCAGAATAATCTATCCCCAAAAAGATCAAGTGATCGGCACTGCTTAGATTAACACCTTCCCTGCAACTCTTGACCTGACCGATAAAAACAGAATCATTTACGGCATTAAATATATCAGGATCATCGGTTGCCCTAACACCAAAACTTTCTCTGAGCATTTTACCTTCTGCAATAAAGCAATACAAAATGGCAATCCTTCCATTAAAATTATTTTTTATATATTCAATTTTGCTTTTATCAAAAACAACAGCACCATGGTTCTCAGTAATTACATGGCCATTATAAATCTGCCTTAATTTGCTCATAACCTTTGCACCAGTATCAGCAACAACCGATCTTCCTCCAGGTCTACCAATAACGCCGTTTTTAATAATCCTTAACGCCAACCTGTAAGTTCTTCTGGACATCTTAACTATATGCACTTGTTCTTCAATTTCCTGAGTAAAGCCTGCCTCCTTCTGAGTCATCTGTACCGTATAAGGTTCAATATCTTTTAAAATTCTGCTTTGCTTGGCATCTGAATAATCTTTAATCACAACACCAGTTCCAACTCTTTTCTCCTTCACATCCACATAGTCACTGGCCCATCTGTAAAAATTCTGATATTTACTCCACAGAAAAGGTGTCAATGACCACTGATGGTATAGCTGGCTGAAGCTTTCAGGACTTGGTGTCCCACTCATCAAAATGATGCTGTTATATCTAAGCTGCAAGATATTCTGATATCGTTGTGATGGTTTTGGAAATGCACCCACACTGTGAGCCTCATCAACAATGATCATGTTCCAACTTGTACCCTTGAAATTTTTTAGCTGTTCAAAGTTAGTTATGGATACTACCCTCTCAAGATTCATCTTTTCAACATCACTTTTTATACTTGGTATTGCTTTTTTCTTGGTGATCACCAACACCTTCTCAAGTGCCATATTTTTGACAACAGACAGTGCCACCATTGTCTTGCCTGTTCTACATTCACCACTTAAATATGCACATTTTTTGACCTGACAAAGCTTGGTCAACTTTCTGCTTGCTGCTTTTTGATATTCTCTTAATTTAACCATTGACCATACTGTATATGGTGCTATCTTACCCTATAGTTACACATAAACAACCCTAGATATGGAACAAGAACAAACATTAAAGACAATTAATATTCAACTCTCGCAGGGTCAGATAAAATGGCTTGATGATAACAAGGGGTCTGAATCAAGATCCTGTTT